AAGTTTACGGCCGGTATTAGTACTGCACTTTCAGACTTCGTTGGCGCTCCGCTAAACCTTTTAAAAGATCTAATGGCATGGGGTCTGAAGAAGCTTGGCTTTGATGAAGGCGCCGAATGGCTAAAAGGTATTGACTTTGTTAAACCAATAAAAGATATGATTACTACGGTCATGCAATGGTTCGGCACGTTGTTTAGCGATCCTGTAGAAGCATTGAAGATAGCTGCACTCGGCGCACTTAACCTATTAGTAGCAGGAGCAACATGTCTTGCAGATATAATCATGGCACCAATCAAACTGGCAATGGACTGGATTGGTGGGCTATTCTCTTGGACCAAGCCTGGTGAAGAGGGTATCTTCACATCTATATCTAGTATAGCTTTTAGTGCCTGGGCATCAGCAACGAATTGGCTTATTGGCTTATTTACTTGGGATGAACCGGCCAAAGCTTTAATAAATCTTGCATATATGCCTCTGAACTTAGCTTTAAAGGTATTTACTGGTATCGGCTCTTGGATTGCCGGACTCTTTGGTTTCGATAAGACGTCTGAAGCACTAGCTGAAGCCAACAAATATTCTGTTGGCGATATTGCTATAATGGCATTTGACACTGTTAAAAAATGGTTATCAAATAAGTTTTCTGGTGAGGTTAATCTAGGCGGACTGTCATTCAGTCTACAGGATATAGTCACTGCTCTTGGTGATAATATTGGCCTGATGAAAGATATCCTAGTATCACAGATTTCATTCAGTATTAAAAGGTTGGTTAACGGATTTAAGTCAAGCTTTGAAAGAGCTGCTAACTTTATAGCAAATCTTGGTGATGAACTATACTTAATGATTTCTAAGAACTTCAGATTTAAACTTCCTGAAATTAATATTCCTGAAACATTTCTTACACCAGCGTTTAATCTTATTCCGGCAATTAATGTAGGTGTAGGTGATGCAGCCAGTAGAACTGCAGCCAAAAATCGTATTCAAACTAGAGATAATGCAAGCACTGCAAGAGTCAGTAAGCTACAAAGTGAAACCGGCAATGAATTAGCAAATCTTCAGTCATTGCAAGCTCAGCTAGCATCAAATTTACAAGCGGTTGTTGTTAATAATAATACAACTAATACTGCAAACAATAATTCTTCTAGTGCTAACTCCACAAACTTAAATGGGACCGCCTCTGCAGGCGATCCCTTTGCTCTTATGCCATCGGCATTTTAATCGTCTTGAGCAAGCTTGGCAAAGTATGATAGTGTGTCATCATCATTTGATTTCTCACTAATAGCCTCTGCCGTTACCGGAGCATTAAACATTGGATCAGGTGCTGGCTCATTCATTTGAGCTGCCTGGGCCAATGACTCCTGACCGGCATCTGCAGACTCTCCAAGAACTTTCATAAGCTTGGCTTTAAGCTCAGCATATGATTTATAGTTCTTAGGATCTTCAAACTCTGCTAGATCGTACATACCATTATATAGAGCTTCAAGCTTATCCTCATCGCTAGAGATAGCTGCAGGAGAAGCAAACTCAGACTTATCGTAATTACGATAGCCTTCAACGTTACGAATCTTAAGTTTGAAGTCTGCGCCTTCCCACATATCAAACGGATTTGTAGGAGTTTCGTCCGCAAACTCTGGCTGCATCATATCCATGATTTTGTCATGAATTTTCTTACCATACTGATACAAGAAGGTTTTGCCTTCACGCTCAGGATTAGCAGGATCTGATACAATTAGAATATTTGAGACATAGTGCAACCGACGCTTTTGCGTACGTGCGGTTCCTTTATCCTCTTCAATGCCTGTATTCCATAACTTGGAATTCAATTCACCGACAGGATCTGTTTGCCCAATTGATGTAAGAGACCGTTCGATGTACCATTGACCAGTTGGTCCTTTGAAACCGTGATCCCAGTACCGAACCCACGGAAGTTCTTGACCTTCACCTGCTGGAAGAAAACGTAGGACAGCATAACCGTTACCGGCTTTATCCACTGTTGGTTTCCATACACGGTCATCACCGTAGTTCTTCTTTTCTCCACCACCGCCAGCAGTTTCGGCTGCTTGGATGAGTTTAGAGATTGAGCTTTTATTTCGTTTTAGTTCTGCAAAAGACATATGTTAGTTCCTCTTATTTGCTGTAGTATTGCTGTAATGTGTTTGTGTATTATACCACGTTCATGTGTCGTAGTACATCGTTATTTATAGTTTATTTTAGGCGTAGACTCCATTGAATTGTTGTGTACACCTAATGAAGGTTGTACATTTACTTAATTGCTTTAGTGTACTTGCTCCCGCATACGTGCACGTGCTCCTGAGGCCACCTAAAATATCTTGAATAGTGTGATCAATATCACCACGATACGGTACTAATACTTCTCTGCCTTCAGAAGATCGATAGTTTTTTAATCCTCCAAAGTGTTTTGTGTTTGCTGCATCACTACTCATACCGTAAAACGCTACAAACTTTTTCTGTTCGATTTTATCACTCCAAGATGTCTTTTCAATTTCGTCAATTGTCATTACATCTTTAACCCATTCACCTGTCTTATAATATTTTTCAATTACTTCACCGCCACCTTCATTGTGTCCGGCTAACATTCCACCAAGCATAACAAAGTCAGCACCGGCAGCAAAGGCTTTAGCCACGTCACCAGGGCAAGTACAACCACCGTCGGCGATAATAAAACCTCCCAGTCCGTGTGCAGCATCAGCGCATTCTATAACAGCACTAAGTTGTGGATAACCAACACCTGTTTGAATACGTGTAGTACATACGCTACCAGGACCGATACCTACTTTAACCATATCAGCTCCAGCCAGAATCAATTCTTCTGTCATTTCACCGGTCACTACATTGCCAGCAATGATTACAATGGATGGGTGATTTTTACGGAATTCTTTTACAAATGAAACGAATCGTTCAGTGTATCCATTCGCAACATCGATGCAGACATATTTTAAATTACTGCCTACTTTTCTGTAAACATCTTCAAATTTAGCGTAGTCTTTATCACTGATGCCAATACTCATTGCAGTGGTATTAGTAAAGCCCCATGCAGAGAAATATTCAATGAGTTCATCAACGCTATAGGTTTTAACGAGACACGTAAAGATACCATGATTTGACAGTGCTGCAGCCATATCCATAGTTCCAACACCATCCATATTGGCTGCCATAATAGGCACGCCGCCATACTGATATTTTTTAAAATCAAACGTACGGTTTAGGTCTACTTCTTTTCGAGATTTGAGAGTGCTTCTCTTTGGCCTGATGAGTACATCTTTGTAGTCAAGCTTTACATCATTATCAATACGCATTATAAATCCTTACATTCACTCAAATGTTAATTCATTACCACGTGGTAAGTAATTTAGTTTCATTGCTTCGGCTTCAATCTTATCTTTGATGGGCGCAGATATAAACTTGCGCACATCCTGAGTATCGATATTATGTTTTTCACAAATGTCACACACCGCATCGATGTATGACATTTTTTGTTTAATTACGGCATTCTCAATAAGAACAGAGAATTTTGATTTTGTTAAAAATTGTGTTTCTATCATTCAACCTCGTTTTCCGCCATATCATTCCAGGTAAATCCAAGGTCTGAATAAAATACGCCATGTGTTCGTTTAATATTACCTTCTTTATCGTATGCAGGATGTACGCATCTCCACTTTACTGCATGTTCCCTATGTTCACCATAGAAGTCATCACAGTAATCTCCGGTACGCAAGAACCTATCTAGGTTTGCAATGTATCCGGCAGTAGCAGATACCTTTGCGTAGATGCCTTTTGTATTAGGCTCTTTGCGAAGAATAGATCTATCTTCTTTCAAGATCTCTTTCTGAGTTGCCTGCCAGCGTCTGATATTTTTAAGAGAGAATACGTCATCTTCAGGCAATGCCAATACATTATCAGCAATGTATGCATATGACGGTGGATTTTTTAGTAGCTTTTCGGCCCGAGCTTTGGCAAAACGCTCAGCAACTTGCTTGCGCTGTTCCTCTGACATAGGCTTGCGTGGCTTCTTAGACTTGATTTTGATAGTGTCTCTCTTAACCATAGTAGTATCCTCCAAAACGTTGCTATAATACATTCTACAACATTATTAATAGGTTGTACACAGCTTATTTTATAGTGTAACTTTTATGTTACACTATTTTTTAAGATGATTATATATTAATAATTCCAGATGTGGCAGATATTGTTTGGTAATTTTTATTTAAAAATAATTCAAGATCTGATTTAATGTTAGAAGAAAACTTGTAAATAGGATTTCCAGAAGCAGGTCCAGATTTAGTTATAAGTTCAAAGTTAATATTATATTTTTTAGTAAGTGATTTAATTTTAGAAGTAGTAATGTTAAAATCGATATCGAGTTGTATTGAATGTGACATGAAGTCTCCTTTGTTTATAGTTCATACTACTACAATACATATCGGATGTACACTTTTATTTTCAGTTATGTGCATTTTATTTTATAGTTCTGCTTCTAACGGAATGATTTCGATTTCACCATCAGATAAATGCCTATGCTTTATATAACCTTCTTTACAAAGGTATGTGATAGTGTCCTCGATAGCTCTTTCATTATCCGCAGCGAAATTTGTTCTAGCAATTAAATAACCTGTCAAAGCGCTAAGGCCCACACAGGCTAGCGCCATCCAAATTGGTTCGATATAAAAGTTCATTAGTCTTCCTTTTTAATGTGTACAAATATCGAAAATGGTGGTATAATTAAAGAGTTCCTTTGAGGGTGGATGGATACCAATATTGGTATCTCTATTTATATGGCTTCAAAAGAGAGCACACTGTCAACCCTAAAAGATCTCCAACCTTCAGATTGTGTATCATATACTACAACGACTTCTTCATTTAAAGCACGAACTTTTTTCTGGCTTAAAGGATCTTCCTTTTTTGCCGGTGGTAAGAAAGAAGGATGCAGCGTACAGTACATTACGCGAGGTGTTCCGTCTTTCTTAGTGAATGTAACTTTGCACTCATTTTCCTGCAAGGTAGTTGCAAGCCACTGTCTTTCATATTTCATATCAATTCCAATCATTATCAAATTTTGTTGTTTCATGTGCAGTTTCGCCGTAATATACCTTTGCATATTTTGGTGCATCGGTATACGTATTAACATTAGTCATGTCATCAGTTGGAATAAAAATGCCATGGACGAGCTTCGTCTTTTTTGGCAGATTACCAGAATTTAGTAGAGCCTTAGATTTAGCTTTAAGCTTAGACATTTTATTGCGACGATTACCAACTTTTTTAATTAAAGCCAAACGATCTTCCATTTGTGCATCAGTCATCATTATCATAGTCCTCCGAGTGTGGATTTAATTGCATCAGTATGCTTACGAATACTACGAATATCATCATTGTGTGTTAAAACGCGTGCTTCAACCTTAGACAATTTTTGTTCGATGATTTTTAATTTATCAATAATATTCATAATTTGAACTTGCATATGTTCATTAGTCATTTTTTCTTCCTCGTATGGAAACTGCCTTCCGGCTGTTTGAGTGCTAGTAATAATTCAGTGAACATCATAGGAGACAAGACAATCAAGTCGTGGTCTTCACGTACTGTGTTCCACTGTCTTATGTATACTTCGTTTTCGTCGATGAACATTTGCACGTCTTCGTAAGCATCGATCTCACATAAGACTGTAGTAATGCTTTCATCCCAATCAATTTCATTCGTAAACATTAATCAACCACATCCATTTCTAGTGGTTCATATTCCTCCTCAAATGTTTTAAATTCTAGCTCCTTGCGTTTTAGCAAGTCTGACAACATCTTTATTGCCGCATGCTTCTCATCTGAAGCACCTTCACAAACACCAATCAAAACACTATTAAGTGTTTCAATATCCCTGATTAAACTAACCATTACGCACTCTCCTCAGTTAAACATAAATCTGTCCATTGTACTTCAGCAGTAAATTGTGCACCACTCATTTCATCCATAGCAAAATCAGCAGAGCTTATCTTATCAAATATGATTTTAGCATAAGCCTCATCACATTCTAAAATTTTCATAATTAGTTGCTGATGAAACAGACTGGTGACTGATGGCCGAAACATTATTCGCCTCCTCTGCTCAACGCATATTGTAAGTCAGCCTCTTCAGCTTCAAGCTTACGATTCCAAGCAGACTTAAGTTTGTTAAGG